CCTCTTTTTTAACGCAATTTGGGGAATCCGCATGACACGCAAAGCCCGTTCAGACTCAGCCCAGGCGCTTATCGGCGCGATGGTGTCGGTCGCCCTGCCGGAACTTGAGCCGCCATCGCACATGCGCCTGCCGGAAGATGCGCGGCCGTTTTGGTCCGGCATCATTCAATCCCGAGCGCGCGAGGAATGGAGCAAGAATGATCTTGTGGTCGCGGTGCAATTGGCCCGCTGTCAAATCGACATCGAGCGCGAATCGCTTTTGCTGGAAGCCGAGGGCAGCGTGATTGAAAACGGGCGTGGCACGCCGGTTATGAATCCTCGCCATGCGGTGCTTGAGCAATTGGCCCGGCGTGAAATGGCTTTGATGAGGGCTATGGGTATGAATGCTGCGGCCGGCATGAAAGACAGATCAACGCAACAGTCGGCACGGAAAACCGAGCGGCAAGCCGGGCAGATTCGGGAAGAACTGTCCGAGGATGAATTGCTCGCATCCTGATATACCCGATGGCAACGAAAAAACCCCGGAAACTTACGCGCGGCGAGCGAGTATGCGCGTTTGTGGAGCGGTATTTGATCGTTGCCGAGGGGGATTTAATAGGAAAACCCCTGAGATTAGAGCCGTTTCAGCGGCAATTTATCCTCGACGTATACGATAACCCAGTAGGTACTCGGCGCGCGTTTCTCAGTATTGCCCGGAAAAACGCCAAGACCGCCACGATTGCCTGCCTACTGCTGGCCCATATCGTCGGGCCTGAGGCGGTGCAGAACAGCCGGATCATCAGCGGCGCGATGTCTCGGGATCAGGCGGCTGAGGTTTACAACTACGCCAGCAAGATGATCGGCCTGAGCCCGGAGCTGTCGCGCCTGACGCGGATCGTCCCCAGCCGCAAGGCCATCATCGGCTTGGCCCGCAACGTCGAATACATGGCCGTCAGTGCCGAAGGCCGCACGGCGCACGGGAAGAGTCCGGTTCTGGCGATCTTGGACGAGGTGGGCCAGGTGCGCGGCCCGCAGTCGGACTTCGTCGACGCGATCACCACGGCCCAGGGCGCCTACGAGAATGCCCTGCTGATCGCGATCAGCACGCAGGCGCCGAACGACAACGACCTGTTCAGCATCTGGCTTGACGACGCCCGGACGAGCAAGGACCGGCGCATCGTGTGCCACGTGTACGAGGCCGCGAAGGATGCGGACCTGATGGACCGCAAGGCGTGGGCGGCGGCGAACCCCGCGCTGGGCAAGTTCCGAAGCCTGAAGGACGTGGAGGAACAAGCCGAGCGGGCGACGCGCATGCCATCGTTCGAGCCCACGTTCAGGAATCTGGTTCTGAACCAGCGCGTGGAGATGTCCGCCCCGTTCGTCAGCCGGTCCGTGTGGGTTCTGAACTCGCATGAGGTGGACGACTCGGTGTTTTACAGGGCGCCCGTCTACGTGGGCCTTGACCTGTCCGCCCGCAACGACCTGACCGCGATGGTCTGCATTGCCGACGATGGCGAGCGGTGGCACGTCAAGTCGATATTCTGGACGCCAGAGAAGGGCCTGCGCGAGCGCGCCAAGCGGGACCGGGCACCGTATGACATCTGGGCTGACCAGGGTCTGATCCGCACGATACCCGGCGCGTCGATTGACCTCGAATCCGTGGCCAATGAGATGGCCGATACGCTCGACGGCATGGACGTGCAGTGCATGGCCTATGACCGCTGGCGGTTTGACCTGTTGAAAAAGGAACTGGACGAACTTGGGTTGACCCTGCCGCTGCATCCGTTTGGGCAGGGTTTCAAGGACATGGCCCCGGCGATTGACACGCTCGAAACGCTGCTGATGAACGAGCGCATGGCGCACGGAGCGCACCCGGTTTTGACCATGTGCATGGCGAATGCTAAGATTGAGCGCGATGCGGCCGGCAACCGAAAGCTCAACAAGGCCAAGGCTACCGGGCGCATTGACGGCGCTGTCGCGCTGGCGATGGCCGTAGGGGTTACCCCGCAGACCGCTGCCGAGGGCGACTTTGACGACTTCTTGGCAAACCCGATCATGACCATATGAGCCCGTTCTACGAATTCGGATCTTGGGTCATGGGTGGCTTGAAGCGGGTGCTGGGCATCCAATACAGCCACCCGGCCTACGCCGAAGAATCGGCTTCCCCGGTCACGTTCGACACTGCCATGCAGCTATCGGCGGTGTGGGCTTGCGTCAAGCTGCTGGCCGAAACCCCGGCTTCTCTGCCGCTGCACTTCTACCGGCGCCTTGACGACGGCTCGCGCGAGCTGGACCCGGAGCATGACCTAGCCGAACTGTTCGCCGGCAAGGTCAACCGATACCAGAACCGGGTCGAGTTCTGGGAATCCGTGCTCCTGAACCTGCTGGTGCATGGCAACGCTTACTGTCAGATCGACCGCAGGAATTCGCGCGTGGTGTCCCTGCTGCCACTGATGTCGGCGCAGATGGAAACCCGCTTGCTGTCCGATGGATCGATCAGCTACCAGTACGAGGATCAGAACAACGGCGTGACGGTCTACGCTGAGAAAAGCATTTGGCATTTGAAACTGATGGGCAACGGTATCACCGGCCTGTCGCCCCTGGCCTACCAGCGCAACACGCTGGGCATTGCCCAGGCGGCCGAGAAGGCGGTATCAAACGTGTACCGCAACGGCGCCAAGCCCTCGGGCGTGCTGAAGCTCGACCGTTTGCTGACGAAGGCGCAGCGCGACGAGGTGCGCGAGGCTTTCGCCACTCTGACAACCGGGAACAACAACCGGCTGATGGTGCTGGAGAAAGGCACGGACTTCCAGGCCATCAGCCTGTCCCCGCAAGACATCGAGCTGCTGTCGTCGCGCAAGTTCCAGATTTCCGAAATCTGCCGCTGGTACGGCGTGCCCTCGGTGCTGGTCAACGACAACAACGGCACGACGACATGGGGCAGCGGGATTGAGCAGATCATGCAGGGCTTCTACAAGTTAACCTTGCGCCCCTTGCTGGAGAAAATCGAGGCCAGCATGGCCGTGAACTTGCTGACACCGCAGGAGCGGCGCACGGTCGAGGTCGAATTCGACTTCAATGCCTTATTGCGCAGCGACCTCAAGACCATGTTTGAGGCGTACAAGAGCGCTGTCAATGGGTCACTGATGACGCCGAACGAAGCCCGGCGCGAATTGAACTTGCAGCCTGTGGAGGCTGGCGACACCCTGTTCCTGCAAGGCGCGATGGCCCCCATTGAGCGCCTGGCTGAACCGCCTGCCCCGCCCCCGCCTGCTGCGCCTGATCCCCTGCCGCAGATCACCGAACTGGCCCAGGAAGTCCGTCGCCTGCGCGACGTGCAGATGCTGACCAAGGCCGCCGGATCGACCCCGGCGCAGCCGGTAAACGTGAACGTGGGAATCGACACGGCTCAGGTGGAAGAACTTACACGCGGCGTGCAGAAGATGCACCGCGAAACGCTGGACCAGATCAGGAAGGACGTGCAGAACATGCCGGTCATCATCCCCGCCCCTGTGGTCAACGTCGAGGCGATCATGCCCGAGATGAAACAGGTCAATCCGGTGGTGAATATCACCAACCAAGTGCAACCCGCAGGCGTCACCGTGGTGGACAATCACCCTGTGCGCGCTGTCCAGACCGTTGAGCGCGACGGGAACGACGAGATCAAGCGGACCGTGATCACGTACGAGAGGTAAACAGACATGGCCGTCACCTACACCACCGCAGTGAAGAGCCTCCGCATGGGCGTTGTGCTCCAGCAGATCGACGGCGAAGGAGCAGGAGCCGTGCTGCAGATCGGCACCACCGGCATGGCCGTCATCCTGGCCGAGTTCACACTGGATGACCCCAGCGGCACCGTCTCGGGCGGCGTGCTGTCGTTTTCTGGCTTCCCCAAGACCGACACTAGCGCCAACGCCACCGGCACCGCCGCCGCCGCCCGCATTCGAGACGCCGCAGGCCAGGACGTCATCACCGGCCTGACGGTGGGCCTGTCGGCCACCGACATCATCCTGGACAGCGTGAGCATCACTGCGGGCCAGACGGTGACCATCAACAGCGCCGCCATCACGCACGCAGCCTGAGGTAAAGCATGGCCGACAACCTTGGTTACACCCCCGGCAGCGGCGCCACCGTTGCCACGGAAGAAGCAGGCGGGGTTCATCACCAGCGCGTGCTCATGGAGGCGATGGTCGATGGCGTGCCGGCTGACATCTCCGACGCCAACCCACTGCCCGTCAAGGATGGCGAATCCAGCAACCTGCTGATGCGCATCCTGCAGATGCTCATGGCCCCGCTGGGGTACGACAAGTCGTTGGGCAGGCAGCGCGGCACGGTGGTGGTTGAAAGTGGCACGGTCACGGCGGTAACCACCGTCACCACCGTCACCACACTCTCGAACATCGGGGCCATTGCCGGCTACTCCGCGCAGATGCAGGTTTTCGACACCAACCGCACCGCCTGGGCGCAATGCGTCCGCTCCCGGATCACCTAAGAGGACAGCAGCATGGCAAACACGTTCAAAAAGGTCATTGACCAACTCGTGTGGCGTCAGGTCAACCCGGCGCCCAACGCTCACGCGGCGGCAGCATCGATGGCATCCGATCTGCGCAGCGATGTCAGCCGTAACCCGTTTGTGTACCAGACGGTCAGCGCCACGGTGATGAACCGCTACAACATAGTGACCAAGGCGTGGCAGCCGATGGCGTCTATGGCACTGGCGGGCACTTTCGGCGCAGGCGCGGCTTCGGCCTTCGCGCCGAGCCTCGGCTTGGTGGGCACCATCGCGGCAGGGGCGACCACCACCTCGGTCGTCATCTCCACGGCATTCCCCACGGCGGTCGGCACCAACATGCTGGCCAACCGTGGCGGCTCCGGTGAGTACGGGTTCAAGCTGCGCATCATTGACACCGTGGCGGGCAAGACGGCCGAACGGTACATCACTGGCAACACCGCAGGCACCACGCCCACCATCCAGGTGCTGTCCAGCTTCGGATTCACCCCGTCCACCGGGGCGCGTTACGAGATCGTCGCGGGCCGGCTGTTCTCCCTCGGCGCAGGCACCACGGCCGCCAACATCTGGCGCTCGTTCGAGGTCGCCAGCAACACCCTGTCCACCGGCCTGTCCACCACGAACCTGCCCGCCACCATCGGCACGGACAGCGACATCATGGTGCTGGACGAACAATACACGCCCTACGATTGCAGTCCCGGCGATGGCATGGTGAAGGGTGCCTACAACTACGACACGGGCGTGGTGAGCCGGTTTGCCCTGGCAGCCACAGCGGCGGCAGCGGGCACCATCACCGGGCAGGCCACGCTGGGCGATGCAGGGGTCTTGGCCAACGAGTACCGCAACTTCCAAATTCGGATCGTCGAAGACACCGTGAACACCACGGCAGTTGGGCAGCGGCGCATCATCGCCAGTCACACAGCGGGACCGAGCGCGGTCTACACCCTGGGCAGCAACTGGACGGTAACGCCCAGCAGCAGCGCGAAGTTCGTGATCGAGCTGCCGAACCTGATGCTGGTGCGCTCCACGGCCACGACGACCGTGTACACGTACAACTACGGCGACGCCGCCGTCAACAACGGCACCAACACCATTGCCGCCAACGCCTGGAGCACCACGTACTTCGGCGCAGCCCCTGCGGCCAACGCGGCAGGTGGCATGTGGATGCCGTCCTGGGGCATTCAGCCTGACGCAGCACGCAATGCGCGGCACTCGTTCTGCTACTTCTTCCGGGGTGGAGCGGTCACGCTGGACGTCTTGGACATTGCCGCCAGCATCACCGGCACCTGGACGGGCGCGATTACCTACGACGGCAACACCACGACCATCGGTGTCGGTTCTTGCGGCTGCTATTCCCCATTTGAGAACGAAGGCAGGATGTTCTACCTCAACGCCTACGTTGCCTCTGCGAACAACCAGTTTTTCAGGTTCGACGTGCAAAACCGGGTGCTGAGTCCGTACACCAACACCGACTTCATCCAAGCGGGCACGGCAGCGGTGGGCAAGCGCATCGCAGCCTACGCGGCGCTGGACGGCACCGACACCTATGACCTGGTGTTGATGCAGTCGCACCTCTCCACAATCTCGCAGGAATTGGTGGTTCTGGTATGAGCATCGAAGACCTGATTCGCCTGATGGAGGCGCGGCAGGCCGCGCTGAACTCGGCGCGCGCATCCGCTGCGGCGGTGGGTGACCTGGTGCAGATCACGCGGATTGACGCCGACGTGGTGCAGACACAGACCACGCTTGACCAACTCCGCACCCTGACCTGACATGCTGCTCACCCTGCTCCAATCGGGTGGGGGGCCGGCAACCGGCAACCTAGCCGCGACCGAAACCGGCGCCGACACCGCGGCGCTGGCTGGTGTCGTCCTGGTACAGGGCGCGCTGGCGGCATCTGAGGCCGGCGCAGACGCATTCAGCGCCGAGGGCGTGGTGCGCGTGGCAGGCGCTCTGTCCGCCACTGAGGCAGGCACCGACACATTCAGCGCAGCAGGCACCGTCAAGGTGCAGGGCACGCTGGCGGCAACAGAATCAGGCTCTGACTCGTTTGCTGCCGATGGCGACACGGTCTTTTACAGCATCAGCGGGCGCCAGGCTTTGCGCCTGCTGCAGATCCACCTTCTGCACGGCCTGGACGCGGCTGCCCCGCTCACCGTCAGCCCCACCGCCCGCCAGGCCGGCGCCGTGGCGCAGACCGTGGCCGAAGCCTCGGGCACCGTCACCATCACCACCACGGCCGGCGCGACGATCTTCGCCGGCAACCCAGGCCAGATGATCGACGAGCTGGCCGCCCTGCACGGCCTGACCACGCCGCTGACCGTCACCGCAGCCAGCCGCACCGCCGGCAGCATCAGCCAGACCATCGCCACGGCAGGCGACACCACCACGGTAACGAGGTCGGCGTGAATCTGAGCGCACGCGCCATTGCCCTTCAGGGCATCGGGTTCACTCCCATCCTGATAGCTGTGCAGGGTTTGCTGGGTGCAGAGATAGCCCCGCCACCGGCATCCGGCGGCAAGCCCCTACGCGTTCGCCCGTCGCGGCCCCCGCAGCCGCTGGAGTGGGTTTCTGATTACGTCTTCGACGATGCCGAGGCCCGCAAGCGCAAGCGCAAGCGTGCCGAGGTTTTGCTCCTTATGCATTGAACGCATAGAATCCTGACAAGGCGGAAACCGATCATGGAAACCAAGCAACTCAACCTGCAAGCGGCCGAACTCAAGTTCGTGGGCGAGGACATGGTATTCAGCGGGTACGCATCGGTCTTCGGCGGCGTGGACAGCTACGGCGACACCATCGACCCGAAGGCTTACGATCAAACCCTGATCAGCCGCGAGCGCCCGGTGCGAATGCGTTGGAACCACTTCGGGCCTGTCATTGGCAAGTGGCTCGACGTGCGCGCAGACACGAAGGGCCTGTACGTCAATGGGCAACTGACGCCGGGCCATTCGACGGCGATCGACGTTTACGCCAGCATGAAGCACGGCGCCATCGACGGCATGAGCATTGGCTACATCCCCCGACTGGTCGAGGAGCGCGGCGAGGGCCGGCGCCTGCTGAAGCAGATCGACCTGATTGAGATCAGCGTGGTGGAAGAACCCGCCGACCTGGGCGCGAAGATTGAGTCTGTGAAGTCCGTATTCAGCGAGGCTTCCAGCATCCGAGAGATTGAATCGGCCCTGAGGGATTCGGGCTTTTTCACGAGGTCTGAAGCGATGTCCCTGGTGCATCGCGTGAAGACTTTGGTGCAAGGGGAGCTTGCAGCAGACGCCAAGGCCAAGGCGGAAATCATGGCCCTATTCCAGAAGCGCAACCTCATCTGACCGAATCCCGAAGGAGCATCATCGTGGAACTCAAAGACATCATCGAAAACGGCCTGAAGGCCCAGGAAGCCAAGCTCGCCGCTGCCATCGAGAAGTTCGAAGGCCAACTGCGCGAGAAGGGCAGCACGGACACCGAAGTCAAGAGCGAAGTCCGCGCGCTGGCCGAGAAGTTCAAGGCCATGAAGGACGAGCTGACCGAAGTGGCACAGAAGCAGGTCTCCGCACAGCCGGAAGCCAAGCTGCTGTCCGCTGGCGAGGAGTTCGTCAAGTCCGAGCAGTTCAAGGCACTGGTCGCTGGCAACACCCAGCGCGCCCGGATCGAGGTCAAGAACACCGTCACGAGCGGCTCCACGACCGTGTTCCCGGATCAGCGCCCCGGCGTGATCCCCGGCAACTTCGCGCCGCTGACTGTGCGCCAGATTCTGCGGGCCATCCCGGTCACGTCGAACATGGTCAACAGCCTGCGTGAAGCGACCTGGGTGAACTCGGCGGCCGAAGTCTCGCAGGGCGCGGCCAAGAACGAATCGGACAACACGTACGAACAGTACAACGTGCCGATCACGACCGTGGCGCACTGGATCAAGATCAGCAATCAACTGCTGGCCGATGCGCCTGCGGTGGTGGCTTACATCGAGACCCGCCTGCGCGACGGCCTGGCCCAGCGCATCGAGGCGCAACTGATCAACGGCAACGGCACGAGCCCGAACCTGTCCGGTCTGACCGACTCGGGCAACTTCACGGCCTACACCGCCACGTCGGACGATCTGCTGGTCGATGCCATCAACCGCGTCAAGTACACGATGTGGGCGGCTGGCAACATGCCGGACACCGTGATCGTGAACCCGGCGGATTGGGGCGCGATGGAGCGGACCCGCGAAGGCGCCAATACCGGCGCGTACCTGTACGGCATGCCGGGCATGGGCGCGGGCATGAGCCCCTTCGGCCTGAACGTGGTTCTGTCCCAGCATCTGCAAGCCGGCAAGATCATCGTCGCGCGCCTGTCTGACTCGGTGGTCCTGTACAACCGCAGCGGCGCAGTGGTGGAGATGGGTTACGTGAACGCGGACTTCACGAACAACCTGATCACCATCCGCGCCGAGGAGCGTCTGGGCTTGGGCGTGGACCGCCCTGCCGGCGTGTATTTCGGCAACTTCACCGCCTAACCCGGCGACCTCTGAGAAAGCCCGCTTCGGCGGGCTTTTTTTCGTTCGTGCTTTTCGCGCGGGGACATAATGCGGACATGCCGAAAATAGTTGTCACCTCCCGTAAGCCGGTATTGACCTCTGAGCGCGGGCGCCTGCCGATGGGCATTCCGGTCGATGTCTCTGGCGAACTCGCGCGCTTCTTGATTGAGCAAGGCGTGGCCGTGCTCATGGAAACCAAGGAGCGCATGGACCGCCCCACCGTGGCCGCTGGCTCGACGGCACCGTCGTCTGCCTTGCCAGTGGCCCCAGCCTTACCCATGACGACATCGAGCGAGTCAGAGCCTGGAGATTCGACGGCACCCCGGAAGCGGGGCAGGCCACGCAAAAACCCCGAGGCGTGATCGTTGCCAACACCACTTATCAGGCCGCACCGTGGGCCGATGCCCTGTTCGCAATGGACCGCCAGTGGTGGGATGTCCACGTCGCGGAGATCAATCGCACGTTTCAAGGCGCCCGGTACTCGGTCAACCAGATGCCTGTCAAGCATCAGGTCACCCGCCTACCGCCTGCGGACTTCAACACCTACGGCAACAGCGGCGCGGCGTGCATCTCGCTGGCGGCTGGCGGCGGGGCGCGGCGGATCATCCTTCTGGGGTTCGACTGTCAGAAAACCGATGGCCGCGCGCACTGGCACGGCGACCATCCGCCAAGCCTGGGCAACGCAGGGCAGATTCACAAGTGGGCCGGGCGCTTCGCAGAGCAGGCGCGAGACTTCGCGCACCTGGACATCATCAACTGTAGCCGGGCCACGGCGCTCACGTGCTGGCCCCGTGCTGACCTGGAGGCAACCCTGAATGAACAGACTCCCGCCCGGTAGCGTGCGAGGCCGCATCCGTGGCTTCATTGAGCGCAACGCACACAGACTCGGTGATGACGTGCTGGAGATCGGCTCGCGCATGACCACGCCGGGCGCCTGGTGGATCATCAACCGCGATCTAGCGCGAGGCGTCTGGACCGGCACAGACATGCAGGCCGGCCCAGGTGTTGACGTGGTGGCTGACATGCACAATCCGCCCGAGGAGTGGCGCGGGTCTTTTTCCGGCGTGCTGTGCTCCGAAGTACTCGAGCATGTCGCGCGGCCCTGGGTGGCGCTGCCGCAAATGCACTCTCTGATTCGCCCCGGCGGCTGGATCGTGATTACCACGCTCACCTCGTTTCCGATCCACGGCTTCCCTGATGACTACTACCGATACACCCCATCGGGCCTGCGCCTGCTGATGGAGGATGCGGGCTTTCGCAACGTGCAGACCGAGAACGCGGGCGAAATCGAGATCAGACTGAATGACCACGGCGAGCCCGGCTACTGCACCCGCAAACTGCCGATCCACGTTTTCGGGGTTGGCCAATGCTGACCCTGCTGACAGCGACGGGCGCGAGGCTCGAGGCGTGGCGCATCTGCGAACAGCTCATGGAGCGCCAGACCTACGCCGGCCCCGTTCACTGGATCATCGTTGACGATGGCCCCGAGGCGCAGCCGCTGCGCTTCGACCGCACGGGCTGGGTAATCACCTACGTGCGACCGCTTGAGGCCTGGAAGCCGGGCCAGAACACCCAGGCGCGCAACCTGCGCGAAGGCATGCGCAGCGTGCTGGATGCCGACCGGCTGGTAATCATCGAGGATGATGACGCCTACCACCCACAGTGGCTGGAGCGGGTTGACCAGTGGTTGAAAACGCATGACCTCGTGGGCGAAGCCCCGGCGCGGTACTACAACATCAAGACCCGGCGCGCGAAGCAACTGCACAACCGCCAGCACGCGAGCCTGTGCAGCACGGCCATGAAGGGCGCGGCGCTGGACGCGTTCAAGCGCGAACTGAAACCCGGCGTGCAGTTCATCGACCTGAACCTGTGGAAGAACTTTCGAGGATCAAAGGCCCTGTACCCCACCGAGATGGTCGCGGGCATCAAGGGGCTACCCGGTCGGCTCGGCATCGGCATGGGCCACAAGGCAGACTTCGCGGGACAGTTTGACGAGGGCGGGTCGATCTTGAGACAATGGACCGGCCCCAACGCCGATCTGTACGGCTGACGGCCCCACGATGGACATCCGTTTCCCGTTCTGGCAGGAGGTGCGCAAGCTGCTGGTGAACCGCAGTGACGGCACCTATGCCGAGCGCGTGGAGGCATATCCGCCCGTTAAGCTGATGAGCGACAACGACGGCGACCATGCGCGCCTGCGGGTCGAGAACGGGCAGACGGGCTTTTTTGCCGGGCGTGAAGCGCGGACCTTCTACGAGTTCAGCATTGCCAGCGGGGCAACCCAGGTTATCAAGGTGGTTTCACCCGTGGATACCATCGTTGAGGGTTTTGCGCTTGAGCTCGACCTAGCCTCAATGCGGCTTGAACTGGTCACGGGCGGCACTGAGGGCGGCACATTCAACACGGCACTGCCGATCTTCCGGACCAACACGATGAGCACCGCTGAGGCGTACACCCCGCAAGTCACGATGACGCGCGGCGGCACGCACACTGGCGGCACCGTGGTGGATCTTCTGACCGCAATCAGTGGCGCGAACCCGAACAAGTCGGTCTCTTCCGCAGCCAGCGAGGCACAACCGCAGGGCTTTGCGGCGGGCACGTTCTACATCCGACTGACGAACACAGACGGCGCAACCGCTGCGGGCATCTTCCGAGCGCGCTGGGAGGAAAGGCCATGAGCTACGTCACCCTGCAACAGGTCAAGGAGGCGCTGAGGCAGACGCACGGCGACGACGACAACCTGCTGACCCGCCTGATTGCATCTGCGGAATCCGAGTGCCTGCGGTTCCTGGGCCGGACTGAACTGCCGACCCTGCCGGTCGAGTACCCCGAGGTATCCAGCGACGGCGCACTCGTAAGCGAAGAGGTCCCGTCCAGCGGCGACCCCGTGGCGCCTGACGTGGTGAACGGCATCATCCTCATGGTGCAGGCAGACTACGATGGCGACCCGCTGCAACGCGACAAGCTGCGCACCGCTGCCGAGGCGCTTTGGATGCCCTACGCTGTGAGGGACCGCACATGGCTCTGATGACCGCACCGCGTCTGCGGCATCGCGTGGACATTGAGAACTTCACATCAACCCTGAACAGCAACACGGGCGCGGTGTCAGACGCCTGGACCACGTTCGATACGGACGTGCCTGCCGAAATCTATCCGCTGTCCGGGCGCGAGTTCGTGGCGGCGCAGTCGGTCCAGGCGGGCGTCAGTACGCGGATCACGATCCGCTATCAGCCTGGAGTCCTGCCACGGATGCGGGTCAAGCACGGGACCGACCTGTACAACATCAAAGCCGTCCTGCCTGACCCGACCCTGCGGCGGCATCTCACCCTCATGTGCGAGGTCGGCGTCAACGCCGGGTGACCCGTGAAGGTCGGAGTAAAACTGACGGGCCTTGAAGGCGTGCTGAAAACGCTGAAGGGTCTGCCGCCTGAGATCGTGAGCAGGCGCGGCGGGCCGGTGAAGTCCGCGCTGCGCAAGGGCGCGCGGGTCATTTGGGCACAGGCCAAGGGCAATCTTGAGCGGGTCACGGCCAGCGCGACCGAGGACGGCAAGAAACTCAGCACGGGCCTGCTGCTGAAAAACCTCGTTGTCACGCGCGGCAAACCGCCATACGGCGGCAAGGGCGAACGCTACCTTGTCCGGGTGCGGCGCAAGGTATACCCAGGGCGCAACGGCAAGCCGACGACAACGCTGGCCACGGCAAACCTGCTGGAGTACGGAAGCGCGAAGCAGCCGGCAGAACCGTGGATCAGGCCGGCATTTCAGGCGCGCGCCGAGGAGGCGATCCGCACCACCGAGGCCGAACTCCTGAAGCAGATTGACCGCATCGTCCAGAAGCTGGCGGCGCAGAACAAGGGCAAGTGACATGCTCCCACCGATTTACACCTGGCTCAAGGCGTCGAACGGCGTCAAGGCCATCATCGGCACCCCGCCCCGGGCCTACCGGCACGGCGATGCCCCGCAGAACGTCACGCAGCCCTACATCACGTGGGCGCTGGTGTCTGATGTCCCCGACAATCAACTGTCAGGCGTGCCACCGAGCGACCGCTACACGGTTCAGGTGGATTGCTGGCACACGACAGACGCGGGCGTCGAAACGCTGGCCCAGGCGGCGCGCGATGCCATCGAGCCCTACGCTCACATGACGGGCGTAGTGATCAACAACCGGGACGCGGAGACGAAGCTGTACCGCATCGGCTTGCAGTTTGACCCCATCGTGATCCGTTGAACCTGTGCCGAAATCGGCATAGAATCAGACAACCCTAGCAGGAGCTTGACATGGCCGTCGCAAAAACCCAAGGCACCCAACTCTACGTGGTCGCGGAAAACGGCACGACCGTTCAGGCCATCACTTGCCCGACCGGTATCACCGGTCTCGGTGGCGCGGCCGACCAGATCGACGTGACGTGCCTGTCCGATCTGGTGGACAAGTCCTATCTGCGCGGCCTGGGCAACCCCGGCACCGTGTCTGTGCCGTTCAACCTGGACCCGGCTGACGCAAGCCACAAGCTGCTGTTCACCTACATGGCATCCGGCGCTGTCGTGAACTGGCTCGTTGCCCTGAGCGACGGAACCACGGCGGCTTCTGCAGTGGTGGGTGGCGTGATTACCCCGCCCACTGGTCGCTCCTGTTTCGGCTTCAATGGCTACGTCGCTGATGTCGTGGTGGATATTGCCACGAACGAGATCGTGCGCGGCACCCTCACCATCCAGCGCACCGGCCCGGTCACCGAGACCTGGAAGGCCTGATTTTCTCGCGTGTCTCCCTCCCTGATCCAGTGCATGGGTCTTCGCCCGCTTCGGCGGGCTTTTTTCATTGAGGTTCCCGCATGACACTTTCCGCCGCATTTTTCGCCTCTGCCGATGTCCAGGCCCGTGAGGTCGAGCTGCCTGACGGTAGCAAGCACACCTTGCACTTCCGCGAACTGCCTGCCGTAGAGTTCCGCAAGTTCCAGATGGCCGAAAACGCCGAAGACGAGGAAACCCGCGCGGGCAGCATTGCCAAGCTGATCGCATCATCCCTGGTTGATGCCGAAGGCAAGCCGGCTATCACGGTCAAGGACGCGGCCCGGCTGAACAGCGCGGCGGCGAACGCCATCATGTCCGCGATCCTGTCCGTGAACGGCTTCGGCGCAGACCGAAAAAACGCATAGCGGGCAAGGGCGAGACGTGGTTTTGGCACACGCTCGCACTTGCCCTAGGTGGTCGCACAGTGGCCGAACTCCAGGCCACGATGAGCCAGCGTGAGTATCACGACTGGATAGACTACTACCGGGCGCACCCGTTCGACGATTACCATCGGCACTACCGACCCGCTGCGCTAGTCAGCGTTTCGATGGCCGGCGGCGACATGCGCGAGCGCCTGGAATGGCTGGCGCCTGAGCCCATCCCCGATGGACTTTCAGAGGCTGACGCCCGTACAATGAGAGCGTTCGGGATCACCAGGCCCTCAAAGGATTGACGCATGGCAGCCGGGAGCATCGTTGTTGACCTGCTGATGAAGACCGGCAGTTTCGAGACTGACACGGAGAAGGCCCGGAAGACTCTCGAAAAGAAGATGACCGAGATGAAGAAGTCCGCCGTCGAGGCGGGCAAGGTCATCGGGCAGGCCATCGGCGCGTTCGCCACGGGCGTCACTGCAATGGTGGCGATGACGGCGCGGGCCAATGAGGAGATGCGGCGCTTTGCCGACCTTTCCGGCACCAGCGTTCAGGGCTTCCAGGAACTTGCAGCGGGCGCGAAGATGGCCGGAATTCAGCATGACAAACTTGCTGACATCTTCAAGGACGTGCAGGACAAGGTCGGCGACTTCATGCAGACCGGAGGCGGTCCGCTGAAAGACTTTTTCGAGCAGATCGCCCCGCGTGTGGGCGTGACTGCCGACCAGTTCCGCAAGCTGTCCGGACCTGATGCGCTGCAACTCTACGTGTCAAGCCTGGAGAAGGCGAACCTCTCGCAGTCTGACATGATCTTTTACATGGAGGCTATCGCGTCAGACGCGAGCCTCCTGTTGCCGCTGCTGAAGGACGGCGGGAAGGGCTTTGAGGAATACGCGCAGATGGCGCGGGACTTCGGGGCGGTGCTGTCTGACGAAGCTATCGTGGCGATGCAGGACTTCAAGCGGTCCCAGGACATCATGGAACTGGCGGCCAAGGGCTTTGCCAATCAACTGACCACGGCCCTGATTCCAGCGTTTCAGAACGTGGTGAATCAGTTTGTGAACACCGAAAACGCATCCCGCACTCTCAAGGCGGCGGTTGATGTCACGGCGGGAGCGTTCAAGATTCTGATGTCTGTCGGCGCATTCATCGCCGGCGTGTTCAAGACGGTAGGCGAGGCCCTAGGCGGGCTTGCTGCGGTGGTGGTCGAATTCTTCGCTGGGCGATTCTCGTCCGCGTTTTCGATTGCCAAGGATGTCACGGTCGATTTTGCCGAGAACGTGAAGAAGTCCGTCCGCGCTGCCAATGCCGCATGGGACGAATACAAGCCGACACCCGGGCTTCCACCGATTACCACTGGCGGGCGGCGCGCTGGCCCGCTGTCAACCCGCATTGAGCCACCGAAGAAACCCGAGGCGGTGAAGGAAACTGACGCTCAGAAAGCCGCGCGGCAACTGTTCGAGCAGACGCGCACGCCGGCCGAAGCGTTGAACATCAAGCTGGCACAACTCAACGGTCTCCTGGCCGATGGCGCCATCTCCTGGGAGCTCTACTCGCGCGGCGTCTTTGCTGCGCAGGACGCATACGATGAGGCTACCAAGTCCGTTGAGAAGCTGGACACCCGGCTGAAGGACGAAGGCGCTGCTGTGTTTGAGCGCACTCGTACCCCGCTGGAGCGCCTGAACAAGGAGATGGCGAGGCTGGATGAACTGCTGCAGGCCGGCGCTATCGATTGGGACACCTACGGGCGCGCTATCTTTGCGGCGGCTGATGCATTTGGTGAAGCGAGCCAGGAGATCAAGGAAACCGACAAGCTCGCGCAAGAACTCGGCATGACCTTCACCTCGGCATTCGAGGATGCAGTGGTCGCCGGCAAGAGCCTGTCCGAGGTCTTGAAGGGCCTTGCTCAGGACATCCTGCGCATCGCAACCCGCAAGCTGGTTACCGAACCGCTGGGCCAGGTGTTCACGAATGCCATCGGGAGCTTCTTCGGCGGCGGCAAGGCCACGGGTGGCGACGTGATCGGCGGGCGTTCGTATCTGGTGGGCGAGAACGGCCCAGAGATGTTCACGCCCCGCACCACGGGCAGCATTACGCCATCCTCGGGCGGCGGCGCTGGCGGGGCTACCATCGTTCAGAACATCAACGTGAGCACGGGCGTGCAGCAGACTGTGCGCGCTGAGATCATCTCGCTCATGCCGCAGATCGCGGGCGCGGCGAAGTCTGCCGTGGCCGATGCGCGGCTTCGTGGCGGCTCCTACGCTGCCGCACTGAGGTAAGCCATGCCGATCAGCTACCCACTCACCTTCCCGTCGCAGTGCATCCGCGCGGTGACCATCCGGGCGCGCAACGTAGTGGGCTCGTCGGTGTCACCGTTTACGGGGCAGCAGCAGGTCTACAAGCATCCTGGCCAGTGGTGGGAGATGGAGGTCTCCATGCCACCCATGCGGCG